TTAGCGCAGAAGCGCAATCCCGTCATCATGGCCCGCCAGCAGGATCACATCCTTTTTCGACGGTGCCTTGCATTTCTTGGCCGGGCGAAGGGCGAGCAGGGAGGCCGCAATTTTCTGCGCGCCGGGGGAGAGGAAAAACGCATCATCCGGCCCCAGTTCGCGCGAGCAGAAAAGGGCGGCATCGCGCGGTTTTCTGGCGGAAATGAACAGTTTTTCAAACGCATCGACAAAGTCGGTCGATATTCCCATTGCTTCCTGTTCCGTCATTTTGATGCTGGCCCAGCTCATGGGAGTCTCTCGTCTGGTTGCGGATATCTGAAAGGCCATTATTCATCCGCAGTCCCGCAAGTCGAGCATTTTTGCGGCTGTTCGGATGATAGGAAATTAATCCTTTACAATGAGAACAAAAAGGGATTATAGCTTGTGGATCAACACCGGAAGTGCATCCGGAAATAGCTTTGATGCGGTCAGAATGGCGGAAAACGGCATATAAGCCGGGTTTTACACGTATCACGTTGGCAATCTTTACATATCCGGCAATTGGCGGTTTTGCGCAGTCGATGATGCGCAAAAGGGGAGATTTGCACGCTTTTTCGGGGTGTTGATGCGAGACAGGCAGTTCAGCAGGAGGGCGAAATGAGTGAACAGAGACTTTTTCCCAAGCCGATAGCGGACCGCGTGACGACCCCGTTTTCCAGCGCCATGCAGGCGTGGTTCTGGTTCGTGCGGTGCCAGGCGTCACGGATCGAAGGGGCACGTGTGGTGGCGGATGCCAGCGACGTTGTGCGCCCGTGCGACCCGGATGATATTTATAACGCGGTCATGCGGTTACGGCGTGAAAATGTACTGGGCGACCGGCATTTGCAGGTGATCGAATATTACGGGCTGGTGGAACGCACGCCCGATCCGCGCGATGGGCGGGAAAAGCCGAAATATGACCTTTGGTGCGATGCGATGGCGGCCTTGCAGGATGCGCTGATTGCGCGCGATATCGTCCTGCCGGGGGCCGAGGATGCCTTTCACCATCCCGAGAAAATGATTAAAATGACGGGGGAATTGCCGCCATGCAGACTTTGATTCGTGAGGCGATCACACCTGCTTTGGCGGCGGCGAAACAGCCCGCCTATCCGGGTGCAAATCCGCCAGCCGAACCCGTCATGCGCGATGTGCTTGTCGTGTTTGCCGATGCACCGGAAAAGCGGCTTTTGCGGTGGCTGAAACCCGGTTTCCGGCATTGTTTCGTGCTGATGTCGGGCGGACGTGCCGGTGAGTGGATCTGCCTTGATCCGCAAAGCCACCGGGTGGCGTGTGATGTCTGGCATTATTCGGTTCTGTTTGACCCCGAAGCCCATTACCGGGCGCGCGGATTTGACTGCATCTGGGTCAGTTATCCGGCGGAAGTGCCAAGGCGGGTGCGGTTGGGCGCGTTTACCTGTGTCGAGTTCGTCAAACGGTTGCTGGGCATTTCCGGGTTCTGGATCGTGACACCGCATCAACTTTTTTGCGCGATTAAACGCGCAGAAACAAAGGCTTATCGTGGGAGAGTGTTTTTTTCTGAAAAATGTTCTTGATTTGTTCTTTTTCTTGTGCCATAAGGGAGAAGTCAACACCACAATTGCGCCCGCATCGCTTCACCGCGTTGCGGGCGTTTTTGTTTCCAAGCCCGTTTAAGGGCGTTTGTTTTTTTAAGCCCCGGTTTGGGGCTGTTTGTTTTTTAGGCCCGTTTCGGGGTGTTTGTTTTTATGCCCCGTTCGGGGCGGGTGCAGAGGGAGGCAAAGGGGCATCATGGGCAGTCTGTTTTCGACACCAAAACCATCCGCGCCACCACCAATTGCCACCAGTCCGTCCGCAAACCCGGCGTCCGTCGATGATGGGGAAAGTGCGGCAGAAGCGGCACGACGGGCGCGGTCCGAGGCGCTGGAGCGGCGACGCTACGGCCGGGCCGGTCTGATCGGTACGGGGTTTCGCGGGTTGCTTTCGGACCGGATCGACCGAGCGGCGGGCGGCAAAAATCTTTTGGGGGATTAGGCGATGACAGAACGGCAGAACCGCAAAGCGCGCCCGGTCCGCCCGGCGCGGAAGACGGGTGTGGCGGCAAAGCGTCCAACGTCTGATCGGGCTGCCACCGATGGGGCAGCGGGCAACGGTGCGGAGACGCGGCGTGGTGATGGTCGGGTTGGGACTGGCCGGACGGGAACCGACAAGGCCGAAGCCAGGTCGGGGGATGTCCGCCTGTCGAGGGCAGACCAGACAACGGCGAGATTTGGCCGGATGGCGAAGGAGCCGGTGGGCCGCCTTGGAGCAGGTGCGAGCGCCGGTGCAGGCAGTAATGCCGGAACCAAAACCGGCACGATTGCGATTGCCGATTTGCGGGCCCGGTTCCGGGCGGCGATGGGGCAGAAGCGCGGTTGGATGCGCCACTGGCAGGAATGTTATGAATTTGCCCTGCCGCAACGCAACGGGGCAAGCGAGCAGCCGGGAGCATCCGGCGGTGCATCTGGTGGGGAAAAGAAATTTGATCGGGTGTTTGATGCCACGGCCCCGGATGCGGTCGAGCAGCTTGCGGCCAGCCTGATGGCCGAAATCACCCCGCCGAGCGGCGGCTGGTTCACGTTCGAGCCGGGCGGCAATGTGGCGGATGCGGATCGGGACATTCTGACCGCGCGGCTGGCACGGGCCGCAAGTATTTTGCAGGGGCATTTTGACCGGTCCAATTTCGCGGTCGAGATGCATCAGGCGTTTCTCGATCTGGTGACGGCGGGGACGGCGTGCCTTCGGCTTGAAGCGGATGATTTTTTAAGCCCGTCGGCGTTCCGGTTTTGCGCGGTGCCGCTGCGTGAACTGGCGTTCGAGGAACGCAGTGACGGCAGAATGGATGCGGTGTTTCGCAAGCTGTCGCTGAGCCGGGACGAGATTGCAAGGCAATGGCCAGAGGCGCGGTTGCCCGATAGGGATCGGGATGCGGATCGGGATGAGGGGCAGAGCCCGAAACGATATGCGGTGATCGAGGCGGTTTTGCCCGATCCGGGGATTTCGGGTGGTTATCAGCTTTGCGTGTTTTTTGAGGATGACGGGCGGGTTTCGGGTGGTCTGGCGGGTGAAGATGGGGTGATCCATCGGGACCGGTTTGACGTGTCGCCCTATATCGCGTTTCGCTGGATGAAGGCACCGGGCGAGGTTTATGGCAGGTCGCCGGTGATGAAGGCGCTGCCTGATATCAAGACCGCGAACAAGGTGGTGGAGCTGGTGCTTAAAAACGCATCCATCGCGGTGACGGGCATCTGGCAGGCCGATGATGACGGGGTTTTGAACCCGGCGGCGATCCGGCTGGTGCCCGGAAGCATCATCCCGAAGGCGGTGGGCTCGGCGGGGTTAACGCCGCTTGATGCGCCCGGGCGGTTTGATGTTTCCGATCTGGTGCTGTCCGATCTGCGTGATCGCATCCGGCGCTGCCTTCTGGCCGACCGGCTGGGGCAAAGTGACCAGCCCGGCATGACCGCGACCGAGGTTCTGGAACGGGCATCGGAAAACGCCCGGTTGCTGGGGGCGACTTATGGCAGGTTGCAGGCGGAACTGCTTTATCCGCTTATTCGCCGGGCGATCCATATTCTGGTGCGGCGCGGCGAATTGCCCGATATGCCGCTTGACGGTGATGTCGTGCAGTTGCGCCATAGCGCGCCGCTCGCCCAGTTGCCCAAACGGGTGCAGGCGGGGCAGGCGATGGATTGGCTATCCAGGATTGCGACGCTGGGGCCGGAGGCGCTGGGCGAGGTCGATATGCCGCACATGGTCCGCTGGCTTGCCGATCAGTTTGGCGTGCCGGACCATTTGCTCAGGCCGATGATGCCGGTTTTGCCGCCGGTCGAGCCATCACTTGAGGCGGGCGTTATGGAGGATGCGGTATGAGTGGCTGGGACTGGTTTGACGGCTTGGCCGCCGCGGACGAAACGGATGAAGCGGATCGGGTGCATTGGCAGCAATGTTTTGGCACGAGTGCGGGGCAGAAGGTTCTGGCGGAGCTTGAACGTAGCATCCTTCGAACCGCGCTTGGCCCGCAAAGCCCGGATCGGGCGATCTGGATGCGGGAAGGGCAGCGGGCACTGGTTTTGCAGATGGCGCGGCTTGCAAGGGGCAGCGTAAACGGAATTCCCGCGAAGGCGGGAATCCAGACAGCGGTGCCGCATTCGCGGTTTTGGTGGGAGTGTGCGGTGCTTAAGGCCGCGGGTGCTGGTCCGAGCTTGCAAGAGGCAGCGTAAACGAAGGCGTAGCGGATGGGGACGAGGTGCCCCCTTTTCTGTTGTTGGTTCTGAGGTACTTCTGCCTGCGAAGGTGGGTTAGGTAGAGCGTTTGATGTGAGTTTGGAGCCTGCGGCACGATGGACTCCCGCGTTCGCGGGAGTGACGGGGAGGGTGTGGTGACGGGAGAGGTTGGGGCGGTATCATTCTCCCCAACCGTCATTCCCGCGAAGGCGGGAATCCAGACTTGGTGTCGCGCGTACCGTTAATCAGGAAAACCGTGACTTTATGAACAGCAATCCGGCAGCGAAGCGGCTGCGCGGAGAGGGGAGAGTGTATCATGACCATTGAGCAGAACTTGACGCGGTCAGAAGCCGGGCACGTAGCAGAAGGTAATTTGTTGCGCCCGGCTGATGCGGCGGGTGGCGTGCCTGAGGTGTTGGAAGATGTGGTTTCCGATGCTGGTGTTCTGCCGGAAGGTGAGGTTGAGGCCGATGAAGCCATCACGGGTATTGACCCGGCCAGCATTCCCGAAACGCCCGACGGCTACGAGATTGCGGTTGATGAAGTCTTGGGCGTGGTTGATCCGGCGGTGAATGCGCGGTTGCATGAAGCGGGATTTAGCGGGGCGCAGGCGCAGCTTGTTTATGATCTGGCGGCCGAGGTGATCGGGCCGTTAGTTGGCGAGGTTGAAGTTGCGGGCAAACGTGCTGCAGATCGCGCTGCCCTGGCGGCCGAGTTTGGCGGGGTGGAGAACTGGAAGCGATTGGCGCCGCGGATTGAGAAATGGGGGCGCGAGAACCTGCCCGAGGCGGCGTTTGAGGTTTTGTGTCAGACGGCTGACGGGGTGCGCAGCATTCACCGGTTGATGAGCGGCGGGGCGGAGCCGGGATTGAGTGCCGGACGGCCAAGCGATGCGATGGGTGACCTGCGCCATGATATTCGGGCGAAAATGAATGATCCGCGATACTGGCGCGACCGTGATCCGGCGATTGTCGCCGAGGTGCAGGCAGGTTTTGACCGCCTGCATGGCATTTCCTAGTTCACCTGATAGCGGCCATCGGTTTTCTGGACTTCGGGGGGGATGCGGGTGCGCTCGAAGGCTGCGTAAACGTCATAAAGGCCCGGCGCCGGGACGCTGGCAAAGGCGTCTTCGGTGAGGGTCACGGCATCATCCATGTTCTGGCGTTTTTCAAAGACGTGGACGGGCACCTGTGTCTGACCGGCGCGAAGGGCGGTATCGATCAGCATATAGACCGGTTCGATATCGCCGTTTTCAAGGGCGATGCCGCCCGTGCCCTCGCAATTGCCGCGAAGGGCGGGTTGGCCGGTTTGGGCCTGTTGCTCGATATCCTCTGGCGTGCCCGATGTGAGCGGGGTCAGGGCGATTTCGAGGTGATACGGGCTGTTGGGGGAAAGGTCGTCGCGCGTGACATGGTAAACGCCAAGATCGGCAGCATTGCCGATGGCGGCGCTATCGGCACCGGTGGAGTTTCCATCGTCGTCACTGGCATGGGTAATGGCATCGGCATCACAGAAATTATAGCGGGTAAACAGGCGGTAACGGTTGTTTGCCTTGAGCCAGACTTCGACATCGCGGTCGGCATTGAAGACGCGCACGAAAACCGGCGCGCCAATTGCCAGATCGGCGTTGGACAGTTCGGCTTCGAGATCGGGGAGAACCCGGTTGCGGATATTTTCCGCACCAAACCCGGCAAGGGCCGAAACCCGGCTGGTGAAGTCGTTGAAATAGCCGGGAACAGGGGTATAGGGCAGCAGGGTATAACCCGCTGCCCCAATCCCGATCAGGGCGATGGTGGCAAACAGTTTTGCGCGCAACGCAAACTCCAGATCATCAATTTTGCAACAGGTCCGGCCAAACCGGACAGGTGTTCGAAACCGGCCGAGCAGGCGGGGTTCCGAACGACAACACCAAACCACTCAACCATGACCGCAAGATGACCGGTTCGGGGTGCAAATAAGGCGGAATTGCCTGATTTGCAGCGCTGTCGGGCTGTTTCATCGCCACGGTGGTCGGAAAATTGTTTTAGGGCAGAAGGATACAAAACCAATGAGCGTGACAATCGATAAAAGCTTTGTCGATCATTTCCAGGCTGATGTGCATCAGGCCTATCAGCGGATGGGATCGAAGCTTCGCAATACGGTGCGGGTCAAAAACAGTGTGAAGGGGGCCAGTACGGTTTTTCAGAAAGTCGGCAAGGGCAAGGCCACCACCAAGGCACGCCATGGCAAGGTGCCGGTGATGAATGCCGAACATGAGGCGGTGCGCTGTGACCTTCGCGATTATTATGCCGGTGACTGGGTCGATGCGCTGGACGAGCTTAAGACCAATCACGATGAAAAGATGGTTCTGGCCAATGCCGGTGCTTATGCGCTGGGTCGCAAGACAGATGATCTGATCATCAATGCGCTGGCAAGCGGCGAGGACCTTATTGATCACAATGATACCGGGCTTGCGCTTGGCAAGGTGATGGCCGCCTTTGAAGGCATGGGCAACCGCGATGTACCCGATGACGGGCAGCGTTATGCGATTGTCGGCTGGAAGCAGTGGTCCGAATTGCTGCAGATCCCGGAATTTTCCAATGCCGATTATGTCGGGGATGATGATTTGCCGTGGAAGGGCACACAGGCCAAACGGTGGCTTGGCACGCTCTGGATGCCGCATTCGGGGCTTCCGGTGGCGGACGGCATCCGGTCGTGCTTCTGGTATCACAGGACGGCGATTGGCCATGCGATTGGGGCCGATGTGCAATCCGACATTACCTGGCACGGCGACCATGCGGCGCATTTCGTCAACAATTCCATGAGCCAGGGTGCGGTGCTTGTTGATGATGCCGGGGTGAGCTGCATCCGCGCCAAAGAGTAAGCCGCGGCTTTTGACGATTTTCCATACAGATAACGGAGACCAAAATGGCAGAAGGTTTTAAAGCCAGAAACCTCAGTGTTCTGGCCTATGCCAACGGCTTTACGCTTTGGCATTACATCACCCCGGATTTCGCCGCCGATGTCGATACGGCGGGCTATTTCCGGGATGCCCGCGACATGCTTCGCGTTGGTGACATCATCATTGCCAATACCAACCGCGATGCCACCATGTCAGGCGGGTTGTTCGTCGTGGCGAGTTCGGGGGCTTTGGGCGTTGATGTCCGCGATATGACGGCGATTGGCAGTTCGAATACGGACTGATCGGGGCCGCCCCGCCCGGCTTTGCCGGTTTTACCAACAGATTTTTACGTTTTCCCTCGACCCGTTTCTGCCCCGGCAGGAGCGGTTTTTTTATGTCCAACAAAGGAGAATGCCCATGCAGGGTTCCAAACCAGTTGAATGCGAAGTGCTTAACGTTATCCAGGCGGCAGGTATCTGGCCGGACTGCGATGACAAGACGCAGCTTTTGCAGGCGATCAATACGCTGATTTCGGGTGGCGGCAATGGTGGTGGCGGTGGTGCAACACCGCTTGGCACGGTGCTGCCGTTTGCCGGTGCGACGGCGCCGCTGGGCTTCATGCTGTGCGATGGCACCGAACTTCTCGCAAGCGAGCATGCCGATCTGTTTGCCGTGATCGGTACGGTTTATGGCGAAGGCGAAGCGCCGGGCAGCTTCAAGCTTCCTGACCTGCGGGGTCGCACCGCGATTGGTGCCGGTCAGGGTGTTGATCTGACGGATCGGCCGCTTGGCCAAATCGCAGGAGCGGAAACTCATAGGCTGATTATCGCTGAAATGCCGTCGCACAGTCATGGAAGCACTTTCAATACATCCGGGCCTCACAACGTTGGCTCGAACGGCAACGGACAGTTTGGCTCGACCGGCTCGACCGGGGGCGATCAACCGCACAACAACATGCAGCCTTTCGTGGTGTTGAACTACATCATCAAGGTCTGATTTTACCAAGTTCCTTCGACCCGGCAGCATCCCGCTGCCGGGTTTTCTTTTATCCAAAACGGAGAATATCCATGCAGTGTAATACACCGGTTGCCAGCGAAGTTCTGAACGTTGTTCTGGCGGCCAATATCGCGCCGGATCGCCAGGATGACACCCAGCTTTTGCAGGCGATCAATACCCTGATTGCCAATGGTGGTTCGGGCGGTAGTGGCGGCAATGGCGGCGGTTCCGGTGCCGAAATCGGCTCTGTCACCGCCTTTGCCATGCCGACCCCGCCGGAAGGCTGGCTGGTCTGTGATGGCTCGGCGGTTTCGCGGACCGACTATGCTGATCTGTTTGCTGCGATTGGTACCGTCTGGGGCGATGGTGACGAGATCACCACCTTTAACCTGCCGGACCTTCGCGGTGAGTTCATTCGCGGTTTTGATGCCGGTCGGGAGGCGGATGCCGGACGCGAGTTTGCTTCTTGGCAGGCTGATGAATTTAAACGACACACTCATACTTATACTCGCCGATCTGGTACAGCCGAAGCTGGTAGTTCTGGACCGGGTAGCCGTACCAATCTGGAAACATTGAACACTTCAGAGACGGGTGGAGATGAAACCCGCCCGCGTAACATCGCCATGACCTATGCGATCAAGGCGTTTTATCCGGTGGCGGCTTCGGCCTGATATCTGACGGATGAATGATGGGCGGGGTCCGGGGTTCCGGGCCCCGCTTTTACCTGTGGTGCGAAGGACTGGATTCCCGCCTGCGCGGGAATGACGGCAGGGGAAAACTTCTTTCACCGTCACTCCCGCGAAAGCGGGAGTCCATCGTGCCGCATCCTTAAAACCGGCGCTGAGCCTGCCGTCCGATGGTTTTACTGTGCCCCTGTTTCGGCCAGATATCTGGTGACCTGGGCGGATGCTCGGGCGCGTTGTTCGTAGGTGACGGAGGGGGCGGCGACTTCGATCCAGGTTTTGGCTTCGACATGATCGCGCGCAGCCGCGATGGAAAGATAGTACCAGGCAAGTTCGAGGTCTTCGGTGGTGTATTCGCCGTAATAATGCATCCGGCCCATGGCGGCAAAGCCGTTGGTATCGTCAAGTTCGACGGCCTTCTGATACCAGGCAATTGCACCTGCCGGGTCTTCGGGGCCGCCGATGCCGTATTCGAGGAAATGGCCGTAATGGTAAGGGGCGTCGGGATCGCCGTTTTCGGCGGCGAGCTTCATCCATTTCCGGGCCAGCACGGGATCGGGTTCAATGCCCTCGGCACCGGACTTGTAGATGGCGGAAAGGTTGTATTGGGCGTAGGCGTCGCCGTCGGAGGCGGCCTTTTCATACCATTCGCGTGCGCGGGGAAGGCTGACATCGACCCCGATGCCATGCAGATAGCAATCGGCCAGATTGACCATGGCAGACACATCGCCCAGATCGGCGGCGCGCCGATAGTGATAGGCGGCTTCGGTGGCGTCGGGTGCGACGCCCGACCCGTTGAGATACATGACGCCGATCAGGTTGATCGCGCCGGCATGGTTATGATCCGCCGCCTTGCGGGCCAGTTCCATCGCGCGGGTGAAATCCTGCGGCATGCCATCGCCATAATAGGCGGCCAGCGCATCGGCAAAGAGCTGTTCGGTATCGGTTGCCGGGGCGGTCGCCGTCGGTTCGGGGGCGGGTTTGGGTACCGGTTCGGGTGCGGGAGCTGGTTCGATCTCGACGAGCCGGAAGGATGTAAAGCGTTCGGTTATCTTGCCGTTGGCATCCATGGTCCGGTTGGTGAAGGGGCAGGGTTCTGATGCCGGGTAGGTCGTAATCCCGCTGTCACCTGTCATCGCCTCTATCGCCGGGGCGTATCCCTGTTTGGCAGCACAATTGTACCAGCCTTCGGCTTCTTCGAAGGCATCAAAGAAGAGGAATTGTCCTTCGAGATATTCGGCCAGAGCGAACTGTGCGGCGGGATCGCCATTCATGGCGCGGGCGCGCAGGGCGTCTTCATCGAAAGTCCCGGAGGCCGGATCAGCGGGTTTCGGATCGTCGGCGGTGTAACCGGCCCCGGTGTAATAGCATTCGCCGGTTTCGCTGATGTCGAAATTGGCGTTGATGTTTTGCAGTTGATCAATGGCGGGCTGGTCACCCTGCAGGGCGGCGCATTCAAGCAGGCGGGTGATGGTGAAATGTTCATCATCGTCAATGTCGCCGTCCTCGGCATACTCGTAGGACAGCAAGACCGCCAGCAGGCGCTGGGCCTCGGCATTGCCTGCGTAGGACTTGCGCCAGTAATCATCGATCAGGATGTCGTCATCGATACTTTGGGCGGATGTGACGGCAGATGTGCCGATGATTCCGATCAGGAAAAGCGATGCGAAAAGCTGGGACCGCGACATTGATGCTCCATTCCTGCGGGCCGGTCGAGGCGGCCACGGATTACCCGACGCTGTCACGGTCGGTTGAGACGGATTTTGACAATATTTCAACGATATCGGCAACCGGGAATTGAAGGGAAAGCGATATGGCACTGAGCGACATCGCACTTTGTGCGCGTGCATTGGTGATGATCGGGGCGGCACCGATTGTTTCGTTTGAGGATGACACGGCCGAGGCGGAGGTGGCGGGAATGCTGTATCCGGCCATTCGCGACGGGATGCTGGCGGCGTATCCTTGGCGGTTTGCCGCGCGTGGGGCGTGGCTGGCGCGGAGGGAGAGTGAGGAAGTTTTGGGCGCTGGCGAGGGCATGTTTGTCCTGCCGGGTGATTTTATCCGGTTGCTGTCGCTTGAGACCGAGGGCGGGGCGGTGGCGGAATTTGAGTTGGTGCAGGGGGCGGTGAGGTGCGCGGCGGATCGGGCGTATTTACGCTATGTCGGGCGGATGGCCGACGGGGCGTTTCCGGCGTTTTTCGATCTGGCGTTGATCACACGCCTTGCGGCGGAATTTTGTGTGCCGCTGACCGAAAGTACATCGCGGGCGGAATATCTGTTTAAACGCGCCGAGGATCAGTTTCGCAGTGCGAGGCTTGCCGATGCGCAGCAATCAACCCCGCGGGCGATTGGGGATTTTACCCTGATCGGGGCGCGGGGGTAACGAAATCGTTATAAAGCGGGATTTTTATCCAAAAGATAAGATAAGAAATTGAGTTGCATTCGATGCGAAATGTATCATATTGATACACAGATGGAGAGGAGAAGGTATGGCAGAGGATGGAGAAAAGGAAAAGCCGGAGATAGGGAAAGAAAATCCCGATGCCGAAATTATTCCTTTTAAACGTCCGATCCACTGGAGCCGCCTGCGTGCAGATGAAGCACAGACCGTTATCAGAGAACGGGTCAGGAAAAACCGTTTCTTTCTCTCCGACCACGCATTTGAACGTCTTGATGAAAGAGATTTGACCACGGTCGATGTCCTGGCAATTCTTAGGACAGGTGATGTTCAAGGTGCTCCTGTCGAAAATGAACACAAAGATTGGGAAGTTGTCGTCGTGAAGAGGATGCCCGGTGGTCGAGAGGCCGGTGCGGCAACAATCATTTTCCAGGATGATGACACCATTCTGGTGAAAACTGTTATGTGGATGGACCCGAAATGAGTCGTGATGAAACGTTGCACTATGTTCAGTGTGGACTGGATTACGTGTATCTGACCAACGGCTTTGAAGTCAAAGAAACGCCTTATGGTCGCGGGTACCGTATTCATGCAATCGACGAGTTGCATGAGGCTATTGCGCTGGACATTACCCAGAGCAACCGTCCCATCCGTGGGCAGGAATTGAAATTCCTGCGTTCGATGCTGGGGCTGTCACAAGAAGCTTTGGGACATATCATCAGTAAATCACGCGCAGCGGTTGCGAGATGGGAAGGCAAGCGAGCCGACCCTATCGATCCGACTGCTGACAAGCTGCTGCGTGCTTTCTATCTTCTTAAGAAAGAAGGCTGCGATCAGGCTTTCGCCCTGATAGATCTGTTTTCGCGGATCGATGACCTTGAACATGGTTATGGGCAAGAGTGCTTTGTGGAAAAAGATGGTTTGTGGAAGCGGGCGGCGTAACGTCTGATTGATCACGGATCAGATAGATGACGGAAAGGCGGCCATTTTGGTCGCCTTTTTGTTTTGGGGATCGGAGAATTAACGACATGGCGCGCAGGGTTTTGGAAAAGACGACATTTTCGACGGGTGAACTGGCCCCGGAATTGTGGGGGCGGTCGGACCTTAATGCCTATGGCAATGGGGCCGCACGGTTGCGCAATGTGTTTATCGAGCCATCGGGTGGGGTGCGCAGGCGGCCCGGTATCGCGCTTGTCGATGCGGTGTCCGGCCCGGTGCGGTTGATCGCGTTCGAGTTCAATACCGAGCAGACCTATCTGCTGGTGTTTGGTGATTATCAGGGCACGGTGTATCGCGACGGGGTGGCGATTGTCGGGTTTGAGACGCCGTTTGGAATTATCCACCATGCGCTTCTGAACTGGACGCAAAGTGCCGATACGCTGCTTGTCACCCACCCGGAGGTCGAGCCGATGCGCCTGACGCGGAAGGCATCGGATGATGGGGTTGGTGTTTGGGAAATGACCAACTGGGCGTGGCGGGAAACGGCGGTGAAGCGGTTTCAGCCATACTATAAATTCGGCGACCCGGCGGTTTCGATCACGCCTTCAGGCACCAGTGGCACGGTCAGCATCACGGCCAGTTCGGCCCTTTTTGAGGCCGGGCATGTCGGCACGCGCTGGCGCATACAAGGGATTGAGGGGGAAATTGCCGGGGTTTCGAGTGCGACACTGGCAACCATTGTGTTGAAAGGGGCCCTGCCCGATGCCGGAACGACACAGGATTTTGAGGAGCAGGTATTTTCGCCGGTTCGCGGCTGGCCGCGCAGTGTGACATTTCATCAGGACCGGATGGTGATTGGCGGATCGCGGGATTTGCCCAACCGGTTGTGGATGTCGAAATCGGGGGATCTGTTCAATTTCGATCTGGGCGAGGGGCTGGACGACGAGGCGATTGAATTTGCCCTGTTGGCCGATCAGGTCAATGCGATTACGGGGATTTTCGCCGGGCGGCATTTGCAGGTTTTCACCAGCGGGTCGGAATGGATGGTAACGGGCGATCCATTGACCCCGGCCAATATTCAGGTCACGCGCCAGACCCGGATTGGCAGCCGGGCGGACCGCACGGTGCCGTTGGTCAATGTGGATGGCGCGACGATCTTTGCCGCGCGCAGCGGCCGGGAATTGCGCGAATTTCTGTTTACGGATGTCGAGCAGGCCTATGGGGCGGCGGATTTGGCCCTTCTGTCGCGCCATCTGGTGCAGGGCCCGGTTGATCAGGCGTTTGATGCCGATCATCGGCTTTTGCATGTGGTGATGGGCGATGGCAGCCTTGGGACCCTGACGCTTTATCGCAGCGAGGCGATTACCGCCTGGTCGGCGCAAAGCGTTGAGGGTACGGCATTTCGTGCCGTCGCGGTGGCGGGTGGGCAGGTTTACCTTTGCCTTGAACGCGACGGGAAATTTTACCTTGGCCGGTTTGATGACGCCTGCGGGCTTGATCTTTCGATCCCGGCGCAATTGGCCGGGGGCGAAGAACCGCGCCGCCATTGGGGCGGGCTGGATGATCTGGAAAATGTCACCTTGGCTGTCTGGGCCGATGGGCGGCTTTACCGCGATATCACGGTTGCGGGCGGGACGATCAGCTTGGCCGACGCGGTTTCAACGGTTGTGGCGGGATTGCCGTTTACCCATGAAATTGCCGCCCTGCCACCGGCCGGATCGGATGGCACGCGGGCACATGGGGGCAATGCGCTTCGGCTTGTGTCGGTGACATTCCGGGTGCAGCAGACCGAACAGTTGCGCGTTGATACCGGGCGGGGATTTCGCGATGTGACGCTGGGTAGAGGACGGAGCGAGGACGCGGCTTATAGCGGGGATGTCAGTTTGCGGGCGCTTGGCTGGCGGCGCGGCAGTGCCGGACGGGGCAATGATGGATTATGGCGGATCGCCGGGGATTTTCCCCGGCCTTTTTTATTGCTGGGGGTCGCCAGCGAATTGGGGGTGAATGACTGATGGGCGCGTTTGCATCCTATGCACCAATGGCACTTTCTGCCCTGCAAACCGGGCAGCAGATTTCATCAAACCGGGCGGATCAGAAAAGCCGCGCGGCCCAGACCGAAGCCAACCGGCAGGCCGATATTGCCAGCATCAATGCCAGCGAGACGGAGCGCGCACGCGAACGGGCCGAGGAATTGCGCATCCGCCAGGCAAGGCTTCGGGCACGCCAAGGGGCGGCGGGGCTGCAAAGCGGGGCGGCAGGATCGGCCAGTGCGGTTCTGGCTGGGCTTGAAAAACAGGCATTGTCAGAAACGCAGGCCGATGCGGATGCGGCGGCGCGCAGACGCGCCGAGGTTAACCGGCAGGCAAGTTGGCGTGAAACATCGCTTTTGCGGTCGTCACAGGATGACACGGTCGCCCGGCTGAATGCGTGGTTTGCCCGGCAGGATGGGTGGTGAGGGTTTAAGGGGTTTGTGGCGGGTATTGAGTGTGCGGCACTGTTTACTGGATTCCCGCGTTCGCGGGAATGACGGGGTTGGGGTAGGGCCTTTCCGCCCGTTCGTCACTCGCGCGAAAGCGGGAGTCCATCGGGCTTGCGGGTTCGGTGGCTGGTTTTGAGGATGTGGCGCGGCTGATCTGGATTCCCGCGTGCGCGGGAATGACGAGGTTTTGGGGTAGGGCCTTTCCATACGTTCGTCACTCCCGCGCAGGCGGGAGTCCAGGGCGGCGGGTTCGGTTTCGGGTTTTTAGGGGGATGAGATGGGCGTGGTATTCAAGGCTGCTGGCGGGGCGGGTGTCGGCTTTGCTGGCGACGGCGAGCGCACGGTTTTTCCGTTTCAGTTCGCGGTTTTTGGCGGTGATGATGTGGCGGTGCGCGTTGATGGAAAGCCGGTCACGACCGGGTTTCATGTGGCGTTAAATGACGGTGAAGAAGCGCCCGGTGGTGCGGTGATTTTCGAGGTCGCCCCGAGGCTGGCGGCCGCGATTTCGATCCGGCGGCATTTGCGGTTACGGCGGTTGAGTGCCTATGGCAGCTCGGCATCGCCCCGCGGTGATGCGGTGGATCGGGATCTGGATTATCTGACCGCCGCCCTTGGTGATATTGATCGGGCGATGCGGGGCAGTTTGCGGCTTGATCCCGCCGATCAGGACAAGGGTGATTTGGCATTGCCGCGGATGGCACCCGGTCGGGTCCTGGTGTGGAACGATCAGGGCGACGGGCTGGCGAATGGGCCGGATGCGGGCGAAATTGCATCGGCGGGGCGGCATGGCGCGATGGCGATGAGTGCTGCCAGCCGGGCCGAGGCTGCCGGAACGCGGGCGGAAACCGCGCTTGCAGGGTTTCAGAAGCAGATGGCGGGGGCGGCGTTTGACCTTGATCTGCGCGCGCAAAACGCAACGCTTTGGCAGGATGAACGCCGCATGCCGGTGATTGATGCGCCGGGCGACCGGATCATGGATATCCGTGAGACGGGGGCGCTGGTGCGGTTATCGAATGGCGGGCGGTTGAGCCTTCCGGGGGTGAACCTATCGCGCAACGGGGTGCGATACCGCGTGGTCAATGGCGATGGCACGATGGTCGATATCGCGGCGGCCAGCGGTGATCAGATTGTGCCGCTGGATGGCGGCGCGGTGCGCAGTGTTCATGCCCTGCCAATCCGGGGGGATTGCGTTGATCTGATCTGTGATGGGACGCGGTGGTTTGCCGCATCAATCCGCGAGGGCGGGCCGGTGGTGAAGCTTTTGCGCACAGGCTCGCAGGATATTCCGGCGGGTGGCTACTTCATCGTCGAATGGGATCAGGTGGCGGAAGACAGCCACGGGCTATATGACGCAGCAATCCATGGCATCGGTAATGTGCCGCCCGGTTTTTATCACGTTGATGCCGGGGTGAATTTTGCCATTGGGGCGGAGGCCGTGGCGGTCAGTGCCTATGTCGAGCGGCAGGGGGCGGCGGGATGGAGCACGCATTTGCAGGCGTCCGATATTGTCGGGTCGGGGAGCAATGCGACGCAGACGGTGCGGGTCAGCGGCATCGCCCGGATCGGGATTGGCACGGATAATGCGCTTCGGCTGCGGGTGCGCCATTCGGACAGTGTGACGCGCCAGATTGCGGCGGGTTCGGTGATGAGCTGGTTTCATTTGCATCGGATTGGCGGGTAGGTTTTGAGGCTTTGGCACGGCTTGCTGGATTCCCGCATTCGCGGGAATGACGGTTTATTGGGATAAGGCTTTTCCGCCTGTTCGTCACTCCCGCGCAGGCGGGAGACCGTCGGGCGGCGGGCTCTGTGATCCAAACGACATTTCATCATTCAGGGACGGAGAATGCAAAATGGGCATGCGATATGCGCCATTGGAAAGCTGCCTGCGCGTGACGCGGGCGAGCCCCAAGATCGTGCGCGGGGCGGACGGGATTTTGACCGGGATTGGCGTGGATATGCCGGGCCATGATCATGATGGGCTGGGCCGGGCGCGGGGGCTTTTGATCGAAGGGGCGGCGAGCAATCTGCTGCGCTATTCCACCAGTTTTTCCAATCCGCTTTGGGAGAAGGATGCGGGGGTGGTTGTGGCAACGTCTGCGGTTGCGGCCCCGGATGGGAGTATCACGGCCACACGCCTTGACCTTCCGGGCGGCACCGCGGGGCTTTATCAGCGGGTGGATGATTTGGTCGCGGGGGAGGTTTACAGCTTTGGCGTCTGGGCGCGGGCGGTTTCGGGCGTGACGGAGATTACGCTGGGCGGGGTGAATGGGGCGTCAAACCATGCGGTGAGCCTTGATGAAAGCTGGCAACGGGTGGGCTTTGCGGAGGTTGCATCGGGCACCAGCAGATACCCAAAAATCAGCACCGCGATTTCGGGTAATCCGGCATCGATCCTGATCTGGAATGCGCAGCTTGAGGCCGGGCCGGTTTTGACCAGCGACATGATCAGCAAGGGTATTCCCGCCGCACGGGCCATGGATGATGTGATGCTGGAGCCGGGGGACTGGTTCCGGGCCGGGACCGGGCGGGGGACGTTTGTTTTTGATCTGGAATTGCCAGCAGCCTGGGCCGGGATTTGGCGGATTGTGCAGATGCATTCCGGGAATTTGAACGATGATCATCTTGATCTTGGCTATGACAGTGCGGCGGATCAGTTGCGGATTTCATTGCGCAAGGCTGGCGTGCCGATCATCACGCAGTCTCTTTATGGCGGGCTTGTGCCGGGCGCGCGTACGCGGATCGTGCTGGCATGGGCAGATGATGGGGTGGCGGTCGCCAAAGACGGGGCGATTTTGAAATCACCCGGCGGCTTTGCCATGCCACGCAATTTCAACGTGATCCGGGTGGGGAGTTATGCCGGGCAAAGCGGGGCCTTAAACGGGCATTTGCGCGGGATTTCTTACTGGCCGGATCGGTTGGCGGATGAACGGTTGGCGGCACTTTCGGAAAATTCGGGAAATTAACTCCATGGAAGCCAAATCGGGAACGGAGGACAGGATGGAGGAACTTGATATGGTGCGGGCGGAGTTTTTGCAAAGCCTGCCCGGCGATATCAACCGTGCGCGTAATGCCTATCGCCGGATGGCGCAGGCCGCAGCCCTCAAGATGGATGCCAAAAGCTTTGCCGCGCATCAGACGGCGTGCAAGGCGGGGCTTTCTCATCTTGAAGGATTGATCAAACTGCTGCGCTGGGCGTCCGGCCCGGATGGGGCGGAGAATGACAAGGCGAAGTCGCCCGCGATGGAGGAGGCGGAGATCAGGAAGCTGATTGCGGAGGCAAGGGGGGCGTTGGCGGGGAGTGAGGGTTAG